GAAAGATTTTTAGTAGTTCCAACTGCATCTTCAAATACAGTTCCAAATAATGTTGTTGCTATATTAGATGTATCTAAAAGTGAACCACCTAATTGATATGATGTATCTAATAATTTTTTACCAGCATAACCAGCACCAATAAGTGCAGCTCCTAATTTACCCCCAACAGTTGATGTAAGTAATGATGCGGTTTCTAATACACCACCAATGGTATCCTTTATACCTTCATATACTTCTAATTGTTTATTTAAGAACTTTTGTTGCTTTTCTGTCAAACTAGCAGTATTATCTGCTATATCTGATTGCTCTTGTATATTCTTTATGAGCTCCTCACTAAGTCCCAACTCTTTTATTGTACTAGCTATTTTCTCATCACGTTGTTTTTGTAAAAGTTCTTGTGCAATAGAATCTTCGGCTGATAAACCTAGTATATCTTTATTTAAATCTGCTATAACATTTAAAGCTTCTTGTTGGTCACCACCTAAACTTTGTTGAAGATTAAGTCGTGTTCTATCCAAATCAACTAAATTGGCTTGTAAACCACTTAATCCTTTTAGCTTTGATTCTTGCTGTATTAGGGCATCTACTTGAATACCTACTTCTTGTCTAGCCTCTTTAACTTGTTCATTTATTTCTTTTAGCTTTGAGATAATACCTTTATAAAGTTTATCTTGTTTGACTAGCATTCTCTCTTCAGCAGTTTTACCTGCCAACATTTCATCAAGAAGAGCTTTTTGCTCTTTTCGTTGTTGTTGTAAGATTTTTAGTTGTTCATCGCTAGCCATACTAAAATTTTATATTTTATGAGTAGTATTTTAAATCATCTTCTAGCTCTTTTGCTAGTTTATCTATTTGTGACATTTTTTGGATTATCTTAGATGGTACTTTTTTATTTTTTTGAGCTTGTTTGAATGCTTTATTAGTTGCATTTGATTTTAAACCATCAAAGAATGCATCTGAAAACTTCTTTGCCGAACCAAATAGACCTTCGTTTGTTTCTTTTTTTGACATGAGTAATGTGTTTATACTTTTATACTATTATAAATATTGGATAAAAAAAAAGTAAGGATTATTTTCTAACCCTTACTTTTGATTGTCTTTCAGCCTTTTTCATTTGGTCTGATTCTTTTTTCTTTAAATCTATCAACTTCTTGAAATAGAACTTTCTCCATTGTATTGGCATGAAGTAAACATCTCTCCAAGTAAAACCATTACCAAAGTTAACCATTTCCCAAATTTGGTCATGAAGTTGAATTGAGTAGTTACTCGGCAGGGTAAAAAAACCCGGCCCCAAAGGGAATATCGAGTGCCTCCTCCTCACCCGTTAACTCCGAAGTGAAGTTAAACTTTAAATCCATATCTGGACTGATTTCCTTAACGTATTTTCTAAATGCTTTGGTATCTAATGCTAAGAATGAGTTTTGTACCCACTTAGTAATATATCCTCTATCGTTATTACCATCTACTGATTGAATCATATACTTTAAACGAGTAGTTACATCAAATGTACTATCTCCCTTTCCTTTATATAATCTAGCCAATGCTTGGTTTTCTTTTGTAATTTCTAATTCATCACCATGTGTTAGAAGTTTGAACTCTAATTCAGCTCCACTTCTTGGTAATTTAAATTTATAAAGATTTTCAGAATTTAGCAATTCCTCATTAAAATCTTTAGTTTTTACTTTAGATAAGTCAATAGTTACTTCTTGCTCTTCTAATGTAGATGGGTCAGTTATCTCTACTTTGTATTCTGCACCATAACCTAATACTCTAGTTGCTAATAGAATAGCGTTTTTATCTCCAATTAAAATATCATTGATATTAACGTTTGGTTCTACAACTACTGATTCAAACAACTTATCTAATACTACACCCTTTCTAATTAAGGATTGAGATGCAAGAATATCTTCTTCTCTTGCAGTCATATACTTAATTTCAATATTTCCTTTTTTTAGGGGATGTCCTTCTGGGTATCCCAAACCTTTAGATGGTAAATCAATTACCTCAGTTGGGAATTCAAATTTATTTTCGCTCATATTTAACCTTTATTAGTTGTATATATAAGTATATCGAAAACGAAAAGTTATAAAATAAAAAAGGTTCTCACTAAGAGAACCTTTTCAAAATATAGATAGTAGTGAATAATATCTTAAAATTCTAATATTGCGTAATCGTAAGAAAGGGTTAATTCGATATCAGCAGGGTCATTAGAGTCAAATGATAAATCATTAAAGTTTGCAGATGTAATAAATGCACCTTTCAACTTCCATTGTTCGATTTTATCACCAACAGGTCCTAACATATAGAAATCGATATCCTTTTTGTAGAAATCAGCGTATCCTTTTCTACCAGTTAAAGATTCATATCCTAATCTTACCCATTCCATTACTTGTTGAGCGCCTGAAGGTACGATTGGGTCATACATTGTTATTGTAATATCTTGCCATTCTCCCTTACCTTGTAGTTTTCTATAAGTGTTGATGTGGTCTAACTTCACCGTCTCAAAGTTAATAGAAGGTCTACTTGCAGCTTTTATAAGGTATGATTGAATTCCATCAATCTCCATTATATACCTGTTCTTCATCTTCGGTTCGAAGTTGGTGAACATCATTTCGTTAAATTCTAATACTTCTGCCATTTTTTTATTTTCCCTTTTATACTAATAAATATTAGTTATTCATTTTTTTTGTTTATGCTGAGAACGATGCTCCAGTTGGTAAGATGTTGAAATCAATTACAATGAATTCAGCGGTCTTAGCCGGTTGTAAGAATATCTGTCCAGCAAGTATGTTTCTATCAACAACATCAGGTCCATTGTTAGATTCATCCATAACTACTTTAAATGCGTACAATCCTTGTCTTTGTTGTATTCCTTCTAAATAAGGTTGTACAGTATTAATGAATCTACCTCTTGTCTGAGCCGTATTTTGTTCAAATACTAAGAATCTAGATGTAGATGCTACAAACTTCTTAACGTTGATTAATAATCTTCTAACATTAATTCTATCAAGTGCTGATGCTTTATCTTGCAACGTTTTCTGTCCAAATGCTACAATACCTTGTCCAGGGAAAGAAGCGATTGGATTTACTTTGTTTTCATATAAAGTATCTCTTTCAGAGTGTGTTAATCTATTTAGTACACTAACTGCTCCTATAATACCTCCTCTATTCAAACCAGCAGGTGCGAACCATTCAGCTGCAATAGCGTCATTTGCTGCAAATACTGCGGGTAGTAATACTGAAGGTGGAACTGAGATTAGTTTATTTGTATTTGAATCTACAGTCTTAACCCAAGGGTAATAAGAACCTATATAGTTTGAATCAATTGCGTTAGCCTGAGTAGTTACTTGCGATATTGTATCGTTTACTGAAGTTAAATCAGAAATATAGAAACAATCTTGTCTAGCTTCTACCATATCTAATACATCAGTTGTAACTGATGGGTGCAATCTTCTTACAATACCCGGTGTTACTACCATATTGATATCATACTCATCAGCGTTTGAAACTGCGTTCACAGCTTTAGCGTATGCTTTAGAACCAAACTTAGTTGAATCAGTTAAATCAAATCCTTGTGAGTTTCCAGTTGAAATTGAAGAACCTAAAGCGATTTCTCTATTCGGGCTCATTCCATCAAATCCACCTTGGAAACCTAAAGAGAATTGTCTCTTAATCATATCCTCAGTTGCCGAACCAGTCATTTCTAATGATAATCCAATTCCACTTACATTTCCATCAAATCCAAATACTAAGTTAGAACCAACTCCTACACTTTCAGGTAGAGGTTTCATATAGTTAGCGTTATCATCTTTTATACCAATTGATTCGAAATCAAATCCAGCATAAAATTGTGGGTTACCAGTTGTGTTAGCAATAGAACCTGTTTGGAATACAGCTGAAGGAACAATAGTTTCATCAGTTGCTTTAATAGGATTAGAATAAGCTCCATGTCCAAATGGTGCAGCAGATACAGGGTAAGAACCTTGCTCTCCTACTTTTACTCTAATATACTTAGAGTTATTTATCCAATCACCATTTTCAGTAATTTTACCATTTGAATCAATAGTACTCCATCTATCACCAATTACTCTTGCAATATAATTTGCAGAAGCAGGGTCTAAGTTTACATTATTGAAAGATTCTAATACTACTTTTCTTTTATCAGTATCATTATAAGAACGAACAGTTACACTAAATACTGAGTAATCAGTTCCTCCATCTTCACCTGCTGCCTTAACACCAGATATAGAAATCTTAAATCTTTTATTTTCACCATTACCATGTCCTAAAGTATAGAACTTAAATAGGTCATATCTTTCACCGGAGATTAATTGTGATTTTATATATGGTGTTGCTGCTGTACTAGCATCGTAAGTAAAGTTTTGAGTTGGTAATACAACTGATTGTACTACATTTTTAGAAGTTATTCCATCATATGCGTTCTTAAAGTAAGAATATGTATATGCATCTTTTGAACCTCTTGGATTAGAACCGAATACATCAGTTACATCGTTATTATCAGTTGAGTCTAAAGAAGAAGATATTTCTCCAATTCCACTACCACTAACAACAAATGAACCTGTTGCACTTCCATCAGCTATACTAAATCCACTAAATCCAACTTCTTCATCACCATTATGTGTTGAGTGAAGTGTTGAAATTAATTTTAATCCAGCTGAACCAGTTACTGCAATACCAATAGGTGCTACTTGACTATAACCATCTACACCTGCTACTCTAACAATAGTTGCACTTCCTGCTTCCCTTAAATAGTTCTGCACTGCATACTCTGTATAGTAAGTACCATCAGGTGTACCAAATTTATCTTCAAACTCACTTTGAGTTCGAACTACTGTGGGAACAAACGCTGTACCTTGTTTGAAAGGTCCAATGAACGCTGCTCCGATTTCTCCAACCCCTTGTGCTAAGAACGAAAGGTCATTTTCTCTCGTAAATACTCCAGGTGATACAATTCTTTCTGCCATATTATCTCCGTTTATTAAATAAACAATTTAGTTATTACAAATATAAATATAACTAAAACGTTGAAACCATTAATTAATCTCCAGAACCACTAACTGGTGTTGGAGTTACTGAACCTGTTGACCAAGGAAGATTTTCATCTCCTATCTCTTCGGATGCATCATCAATCTCATCAATACCCTTTTGAATCATTTCTGAAATGTGGTCCCAATATCCAGCTGGGCCTGTTACAGATGATGAAACCCATCCGATTACTAATTCTTCGGTTAAGTCTCCAAATGCAACAAATTCATCAACTGAACCAGAATCAAAATCGATTGGAGTTGCTCCAACAAATCTACCTTCAGTACCAGTAGTACCTTCAGTTCCGATACAAGTCCATCGTGCATGTAATATTACATTATCGTGTGAACCTATCGTTTTTTTAGTCATTTGGGTTATACCCCAAGAATAAGTTACTGCCATTTTTTATTATCTTTTATATATATAAGTATATAGGTTGCTCTCCAAACGGAAAACTAACACCTATAAATATAACCAAATTTAGTTAAACACAAATATTATTCGATACTACCTGTTGTTTCTACCCAACTAGCTGATACATCATTCCATATACCTTGAATAAAAACTGATTCACTTGCAAAAAGATGTTCATCATTATCGAATGTGTATAAGAAATCAGTATGAGTTCTACTAATTTCTTCACCCCCTTCTACAAATGAAACTCTTTTAACAACTTCAATATGTGGTGTATTCACATTAATTTCTAATTTGTTTAAAACTATTTCTTTTTCTATTGCCATTTTATTATTTGTTTAATAATTCTTTCATCATCTCTTTTATTTCTAAAAGTTCTGATTTTAAATATTCAATTTCTTCTTTTTGAGAATCAACTATTTCTTTTTGTTCATTAACTGCATTTACAAGAAGTGGTACAACTCTATCATATTGAATTGTCATATAGTCATACCCTAATGATTGTGCAAGAGGTGCTGGATGTACGATTTCAGGTAATACTGATTTAACATCCTGAGCTGATAAACCTATTTGTAGTTCAGTTCCCTCATACCCAATCATATTGGCTTCTTTATTGTTTCTATAATAGAAACCATTTAGTTTACCAATCTTATCAAGAGCGTTTTCAATATCACCTTCCTTATCCTTCAATCTCATATCAGAATAGTAAGCGATTATATCACTTGATGCTCTTAGTGAACCAATAACATATGCACCATATGATTCAGTTCTTATTTTTTCACCACCATTATAGTATAATCTTACTCTATCGTTTCGATAGTTAAGCATATGCCATTCGTTATTTACATCATTGTAAATACCATTAGCAGAACTCATATCGTGCATAAACACAATTCTACCACCGATAGACCATCCTTCATATCCACCTACATCCGAACCATAAGTTGCAACAGTACCATACTGCCCACCTTCATCTCTTACGGCTCTCATACCACATCCTCTATCTTGGAAGTAGAAACCAGTAGAACCTTGTGCTCTAAACCAATCGTTTGCTAATACATAACGAAGTTGTGATGTAGATGCTGGGTCTAAATAATATCCAGTACTATTTGAATCGTAATATCTACCAGCGTACATTGAACCACCATTACCATTATTCTCATCAAGAACAGGTATAGTTCTCCAACTTCTCCATCCACTCCAAGAACTTCTGAATCTCAAGTTAGTAATTGGTCCACCAACCATTTGCCATCCGTAACCTCTTGTATTAGAACTACGATAGTGGTATGATTGTACTCCTACCCAGTGAGATGTACCTGAAGGTTGGTTAGCTGGATTACTCCAAGAATCAATGAAACCAGAACCCCAAGTTCCAACAACGTTCATATCTTGTCTACCCCATCCCATAGCACCAGTCCAATAGTTAGTATCACCAGTTTGACGAGGTCTAGCTCTATAATATTCACCAGAGTTTCTTGTATGACCTGGTTTATTAATATAAGCCATTGTTCTATTACTCACACCTTCAAATCTCGTAGAGTGTGCAGATGCACCATCAAAATAATAACCAGTATTATTCGAATCATAAATAATTGGTGCTCTTAATGAAGAACCAGCTTGTAAGTTGTAGTTAACATATACGTTATTTGTACCTAATGGGTCAGTAGCGTTGTTAACAGACATTACCTGCGTTGCCATATTGTAATCGTTGTAGAAACGCATACCATTATAGTTAGCGTTTGCTCCAAACTTAATACCAGTATGGAATGCGATTCTTAAATCAGGGTATCTATATGACCAACCCCCACCTTCTCTAAAGATTGCGTATGCCGAACTTCTATCGGATGAGAAGTACATACCATATGTTGTATTTGAAGATACACCAACTCTATTTCGTAAATCATTTGTACGAAGTGAATTCATAATAGCATCACCTTGACCAGAACCAAAGTAGTATGCCGTATTTTCTCTTTCATAGAAAATATTAGCACGAGCATCATTCATCATTGTAGTACCACCACCATTCCAATAGTATGCAGTATTATCTCTATCATAGATAAAGTTAACCTGAAGTGTACCATTGATATAAGTTGTTCCACCTACATACCAGTTAATATATGTACTATTTCCACTTCGTGCATCTAAGTGTAAGTTACCATTTGTTGTTGCAACT